GGAAACCAACCACAAGTAACTCGTGTTACTGTGCCGGGGCCCAAAGGGGATACTGGACTTGCTGGTTCGGCGCAGAACGAAATCTCACAAGCGTCTGATGTAGACATTACATCATTTCCACTGCAAGATGGTTCTCTGTTGCAATACAGAGCATCAACACAGAAGTGGACGGCAAGGAACGAACTTGATACAACTAGCGGAAACCTCGTACTGAGTGGTGGAAGTTTTTAACACATATAGGAAGAAAGTAAAATGGCACTAACATTACAAATTAAAAGGTCTACTGGTAGTACTGCTCCTGGCACCCTTGCTGATGGTGAACTCGCCTATACCCACGGTAACGAGAAGTTTTATATTGGTGATGGTTCAACAGTAAAGGTTATCGGCGGTAAGTATTATAATGACTTAATCGACCACACTGGTGGCACACTAACCGCTAGTTCTGCTGTCATTGTTGACAGTAACAAAGCAATAGATGAGATGTTTGTCGGTAATCACAGCACGACAGGTGGACAGATCAAACTCAATGAAGGTACGACAAATGGTACACACTTTGTTGGATTGAAATCACCTAATGCACTTGCTGCTGATGTCACATTTACACTGCCGGGCACAACTGGTAACGCAAACGAATTTTTGAAAACTGATGGTTCTGGTGGATTGTCGTTTGGTGCAATATCATCATCATTCACCCTTGCAGCAGATAGTGGTTCTAACGATACATTCAATACAAGTGAGACACTTACATTCACTGGTGGAACAGGTATTGACACAACCGTATCAAACAATGAAATCACATATGCAATTGATTCAACTGTTGCAACCCTAACAGGTTCACAGACACTTACAAACAAAACAATCAACGCTTCTCAGTTGGTAAACGCTTCTGTTTCAAATGCAAAACTTGCTAACGATGGAATTACAATCGGTTCTGATGATAAATCTCTTGGTGGAACAATTACAGACTTGAATGGTATCACATCTCTTGATGTTGATAACATGACACTTGATGCAAACACAATTTCAACAACCAACTCAAATGGCAACTTGGTTCTGCAACCAAATGGAACAGGAACAGTCACAGTACCTTCTGGTTATGAAGGGCGTGCTGGTTTTGGTTCACAGTCACTTGTTAATAAAACATATGTTGACAGTGTTGCAAACGGACTTGATGTTAAAGCATCTGTAAGGGTTGCTACTACCGCAAACCTTGCTACAACATATAACAATGGTGCTGGTACACTGACTGCATCTTCTAACGGTGCAATCGCAGTTGATGGCGTGACACTTTCAGTAGATGATAGAGTTCTTGTCAAAGACCAAACAACACAAACACAGAACGGTTTCTATAAAGTTACTGCAACTGGTAGTGGTGGTGCTGCATTCGTTCTTACTAGAACACCAGATGCAGATGCTGCTAATGAACTGACAGGTGGTGCATTTACTTTCGTTGAAGAGGGTACTGCAAACGCAGATAACGGTTATGTTCTAACTACAAACGGAACACCAACTCTTGGTACAACTAACATTACCTTTGAACAGTTCTCTGGTGCTGGGCAGATTTCTGCTGGTGACGGTTTAACAAAAACTGGTAACACAATCAATGTTGTAGGAACAGCAGATAAGATTTCAGTAAGTGCAAACGCAATCACAATTGCAAACACATACGTTGGACAATCATCCATTACCACATTGGGAACAGTCTCAACTGGTACATGGAATGGTACTACTATTGGAACAGCATACGGTGGTACAGGACTAACAAGCATTGCAAAAGGTTCTGTACTTGTGGCGAACTCTGCCAATACTTTATCTGCACTTGACGGCGGCGGTTCTAATGATGGGGTTCTGTTCTATACGGCATCCTCTGACACCCTATCTTTTGCAGCGAGTATTGACGGCGGCACATTCTAATAAGTAGTCATGTAGGAGTGCCTCATGGCGGTGGATATTAAACTTAAAAGGTCGCACACCCATTCAAATATACCGACTACTTCGGATTTGAGTGAAGGTGAGTTTGCGGTCAATACATATGACGGTAAAATGTATATGCGTGACGGCAGTAACACTATTGTTACTGTTGGAAACAATTATGCAACCGACTATGAATCATCCACAAAAACTTTCTATGTAACAGTTGCATCTTCAACTTCTGCTCACGTTCATAACGGTAGTGGTTCTAGTAATAAGTATAAGATTAACGGTGTCTTTTCACCATATCTAAAACTTATCCCTGGCATCACATATCGGTTCGATCAAGCAGACAGTAGTAACTCTGGGCATCCATTCAGATTCTATCTGGATGAAAACAAGTCTACTGCATATACAACTGGCATAACAACTGCCGGAACTGCTGGTAGTGCTGGTGCATACACAGAGATTACTGCAACACATTCGACTCCTGCTGTTCTTCATTATCAATGTTCTGCACACTCACTTATGGGTTGGGCGGCGTTTGTACACACAGATAATCTGACTGCATTTGATACTGGTGACTTGACAGAGGGTTCTAACCTTTACTTTACCAACACACGAGCAGACGCACGAGTAAATGCAGTATTACCAAACACTGATAGTCTAACAGAGGGTTCTAGTAATCTTTACTATACAGATGCAAGAGCGCAAGCAGTTTCTATCAACAATGTTGTGGAAGATACAACGCCTCAACTTGGAGGCAACCTTGACTTAAACTCACAAAACATTACTGGTACTGGTAACATTTCTACTACTGGTGATATTACCATAACAGATACCGATGCTGGTTCTGCTGCTGGGCCTGACTTTGTTCTTTACAGAAACAGTTCTTCTCCTGCCGATGGTGATTACATTGGACAATTACAGTTCAAAGGTAAACACGATGGTGGTGGTGATGAGATATATGCAAAGGTTACAGGTAAGATTTCTGATGCAACACAGGGAACAGAAGATGGACTTATCGAAACTGCAATCAAAGGAAACGGTTCTTTCACGATTGTTAGTAGACAGAAATCAAATGAACTACAACTTCTAAACAGTGTTGGACTTAGTGTTGCTGGTAACACAACATTATCTGGTACACTAAACGGACACACAATTCCAGGCGGTTCTGGAACACTTGCGTTGACAAGTGACATTGGTTCGACAGACTTATCTGTTGACTCGACTCCTCAACTTGGAGGCGACTTGGATGTTAATGGCAACGCAATCATATCTGCATCAAACGGTAATATTGCAATCACACCAAACGGTTCTGGTAAAGTAATCATTGACGGATTGTCACACCCACAAGCAGATGGTAACGCAGGCCAAGTTCTAAAGACAGATGGTTCTGGTAACCTTGCATTCGCATCTGTGAGTTCACTTGCTGGTGCTGGTATTCAAAACATATCAGATGACAGTTCGCCTCAACTTGGCGGTAATCTAGATGTAGTTACTCACAGTATTGTATCCACATCTAATAGAGATATTAATCTGACACCAAATGGTACAGGTAAAGTTGTTGTGGGTGCAAATGGTATTCAGTTTGATGATGGTAGTATTCAAACGGCCGCTGGTGCATCGCAAGGGTTCGCAATTGCGATGGGTGTCGCACTTGGTTGATATAAATAGTAATAAAGGAAAGATTAAATGGCAAATCCAAATTCAAGAGCAAACTTAAAAGAGTATTGTCTCAGACAACTTGGTAAGCCTGTGATTGAAATCAATGTTGATGATGACCAAGTTGATGACAGAATTGACGAGGCATTACAGTACTTCGCTCAATATCATTACGATGGTGTGGAGAGGATGTACTTAAAACATCAAATCACACAGGCAGAAATCGACAGGGCTGCGACTAATGACTCAACGACTGCGACAGACAAGGTAGACAATTCAATCACTGCAACGTGGTTGGAAGGTAAGGGATTCATTCCTGTACCAGATAGTGTCTTATCTGTTGTTAAGGTATTTGACTTCACTGACAAGGCGAATCTAAATCTATTTGATGTTCGTTATCAGTTAAGACTAAATGACCTATACGATTTCTCAAGTACTTCGGTGTTACATTATCAAATGACAATGCAACACTTAGATTTCCTTGACCATATTCTTGTTGGTGAGAAACCTTTACGTTTCAATCAACACATGAACAGATTATATCTCGACATGGATTGGGGTAACGATGTAACGGCTGGTGAGTATATCATCATTGAGTGTTACAGAAAGTTAGACCCAACTACATACACAGATGTTTTCAATGACATCTACTTAAAAAGATATACAACCGCACTGATTAAAAGACAATGGGGTGCAAACCTTTCTAAGTTTGAAGGTGTGCAGATGTTAGGTGGTGTAACATTAAACGGTGCAAAGATTTTTGAGGAAGCAAACGCTGATATTGAAAAATTAGAAGAACAAATACAACTCGCATATGAGTTACCACCAAACTATATGATAGGATAATTTGATGCCAACAAACGTGTATTTTGATACAGGTACGAAACCAGAACAACATCTCTATGAAGATTTGATGATAGAGCAGTTGAAGATTTATGGTCAAGACGTATACTATATTCCAAGAACTCTTGTGAAAGAGGACAATCTCTTGGGTGAGGACGTATTGTCTAAATTTGGTGACGCATACTTAATCGAAATGTACTTTGAGAATGTAGAAGGATATGAAGGTGAAAAAGAAGTCATGTCCAAGTTTGGTTTACAAATGAATGAAGATGCAACATTTGTTGTTGCGAAAAGAAGATTTGAACAGTTAGTATCTGGTGATGCAAATTTGATTGTTAAGACAAGACCGAATGAAGGTGACCTTGTTTACTTCCCTAAAGTAAATAAGATGTTTGAGATTTCATTCGTTGACCACGATGACCCATTCTATCAAGTACATAATGTACCAGCATACAAACTAAAAGTCAAGACCTTTGAATATAGTTCAGAGGATATGGATACAGGTATTGCAGAAATTGATGCAGTTGAAACAGATAATTCATTGGATGCTGGTAATCACCAGTTGTCTATGGAAGATGGTACAGGTTCAATCCTGTCTGAAACAGGACACTATATAATACTAGAAACTTATAAAGTTGACACCATTGATGAAAATGCAATGAATGATTATTTTGAAACGGCCGATGATACGGTTCTGGATTTCACAGAATCCAATCCATTCGGCGATATTGGAAGGTTAGGATAATATGTTAGGACAACAATTTTACCATGAAACAATGCGAAAGGTTGTCGTTGCTTTTGGAACTATGTTTAATAACATTCAGTTAGTTCGTATGAACAATGCTGGAGAAGTAACGCAAACGATGAAAGTTCCTCTTGCGTATGGCCCAAAGAACAAGTGGTTAGCAAGACTTAGAGAAGACCCCAATCTTACAAAGAAGGTTGCGGTTACTTTGCCACGCATTGGTTTTGAGATTCAAAACATTTCTTACGATGCATCTCGTAAACTTAACTCTATTCAAAAGTTGAAGAAGGTAAACTCATCTGCACAAGGTAAAACGATGAGTCAACAGTTCATGCCAGTTCCATATAACATGGACTTTCAACTAAACATCATGGCAAAGAATTCTGATGATGCATTACAAATTGTAGAACAAATCCTTCCATTCTTCCAACCAGATTACACAGTCACACTTAATGACAATGCTGCGATGGGTACAACAAGAGATATTCCTATTGTACTTACAAATGTTGGTTATGAAGATAATTATGAAGGTGACATGATGACAAGACGAGCAATCATCTACACTCTGTCATTTACCGCCAAGTTCTATCTCTATGGCCCTGTCACTGACCAGAAGGTTATTAAGACAGTACAAGTTGACCAGTATACAGATATGCCTGTCAACACACCTAAGAGAGAACAAAGATATTCTGTTGCACCAAGTCCTGCCTCTGCTGACGCAGATGATGATTTTGGTTTCAATGAGACAACCTCATTCTTTGAGGACGCAAAGAATTACGATGAAACGACAGGTACGGACACAGATGATGCATAAATACTATAAAGGAAAACGATAATGCCGATTAGACAAGTAAACTCAAGAGCGATTGAAGATGGTTCGATTGCATCCGCTGATATTTCAAGTTCTGTTGTTCTTGGTAGTTCATACTTCCAAGGTGAAAACGGTGCTGTTGGAAATGTATCTGGTAAGGGTGACATCTTTCGTGTAAACGAATCAACATTGAATACCAGTG